GCTCTGTACTGTTTAGGATTTGTTCCTGAACCTGTGCCTGGCTCATATCCCATGTTAGTTGTTGTTTGTAAGAAACCTGCTTCTGCTAAAGTGCCGTTTGTGTCAACAAACTTCATCTCACCACCTTTTGTGTGTTCAATTACTATTCTGTTTGATGAGTCAACACTTGCTTTAACATTTGTAAATCCAGCGCCGTTAATTTGACCTGCAATTACATCTGCGTCAGCGGCATTGCCGTTTAATGTGCTTGTTACTGTTATTGCTGAACTTAATGCTTCTTGACCTACAATTGATTCTTCAATAGTAAATGATTTACTACCTGATGTCAATCCTGTAGATATTGCTGAACCTGTTACTTTTGTTGAACCTGTTGATTCTCTTCTGAAAATAACATGGTCAACTTCAGTCGAACCGTTGCCGTAGTTAATGAATAAGTCACCTACTGCCAAACCAGCACCGCCACCTGTTCTATCTAAATTGTAGATTGCAGATTCGTTGCTAGTGTGTAAAGGTGAACTTATAGTTTCCCATAATTTTGTTGTGTCGTTCCATTTTTTAACACTCCATTTAGCACCTAAATTAGGCTCTGTAGTTTTTAACCAAACTGAGCCTGTTGGTCTTGGATTTGTATCTGTTGATTTGAACGCTGGTACTGAAGTGTGTGGAGCAACTGATAATGCTGGCACATAGTAAGTTGCCGCTGTTATACCAAATGATGTGCTTACGTTTGCTGTACCATTTGCTATTTGAACTGTGTTGCCTGCCGCACCTGTGTAATATATTTCTAAGATACCGCCGTTGTTTCTTGCACTTAATCCTGAAACACCAGCACCGTTGATATCAGACACTGCTGAATCTACTGTTGTACCGCTGTTTGTGATTGTTGTGTTTGCCGCATTAATTGTGATTACATAGTTCTGTCCTGAACTTATTGTACCACCTGCTGAACCTTTGATAGTTGGATTAGAACCTACCCAAGCCGCTGTACCTACTGCAACCCAGTTACCATCATATTTTTTGTAGAATAAATCGTTGTTTGTGTCAGTGGCATTGATCGCATAATCACCTGCTTGTCCAACTGAATTTTTAGGAACACTTGCACTGATTTGATCGCTATCTGTAATTACTGTTACTGCTTGATTTGTGAATGATTGACCACCTGTTGTAGTTGCCGCTGAACCATTCCATTCAAATACACCGTATTTTGAATTTACTGTGTCAAACCAATATGTACCTGCAACTGGATTTGCCGCTGGTGCTGTTGCACTTGCTTCTAATTGACCTAAGTCAACATTTGCTCTTACAACGAATGCTCTGTTGGCAACACCTAAGAATGAATAAGCCGCTTGTAATCCATACTCGTTTGTTTCACCACCGTGGATTGGATTATTACTTGCATCAGTTTTAAATACTGGATCACCAAATGTTTCTGCTAATTCTCTTTGTGAAGTCATCAAGAAAACTTTACCGGCATTTGCCGCTGTTGTTCCTGTTGCTGTGCCTGTTCCAGAACTAGACGTTTTGTCTTGTGCTGTTGCTATGAATATACATGGAACCGTTCCTGGTTCTGCTGGTGTATAAAAACTTTCGTCAATTACGCTGACTTGTACTCCTGGTGAAACTAATGCCATTTGCTTATCTCCTACTTAAAGTATTTTAAACTTTATATTGTTTGTATTTATGACGTTGTGACGAAATGCACCAAATTAACAGGTATAAAAAAGGGGTAGGAAAGGGCAGGTAAATACCTACATATGAGACCATTATGTACAAAATGTAGTCAAAGACCAGCCGCAGTAAATTATAAAAAGGCAGGCAAGACATATTACAGAAAGAAGTGTGAGTTGTGTTTGCGTTATGGAGGCCCAAGCGGATATATGCCGAAATGGCACGTGGCTGGCTATCGTGTTAACAAGCAATGTGATAAATGTGGTCACAAAAGCAACTATAAATCGCACTTCAACGTATTTCATATAGATGGTAATCTTGATAATTGCAAGTTTAGTAATTTAAAGACTGTGTGTGCTAATTGCCAAAGATCTTTGCACCTTGAAGGAATCCGTTGGAAACAAGGTGATCTTGTACCTGATTTTTAAGACTATTAATTGTTGCGTTATTTTCAAATACAGCATTAAAATTTGTATTTGCCCATGCCCATTCTGATGCGTGTACATCTTTAGGTTTTTGTCCAATGTCCTGATACATTCTAAACCACATAGGCAGTTGTCCACGTTTTACCCACCAAACTTCGCCACCTAGTTCTTGTATCATATTTGCTTCATTTTCAAATCTTACATCAGGTATTACCCAATTAATCTGTGGATTGTCTTTAAGTTTCTTTTTAACTAAACTGACCCAGATGCCATCATAGAATCCATCTCTCATACACTCTGTACCAAACTTTTGCAATACAAGTCTTGGAGTCACTTCATGTTTTAATTCCATGCTCCAGAAAGGATCCATTTGTTCACGCCATTTTCTACTTTGTTCTGTTTTGCCATCTAGTAGGTCTCTATTCCAATCAAACATTGTGGCAACACTGTCTTTAAGTTTGTCTGCAAAAGACAATTTTACAAATGAATGATCATCAACTAAATGATCTGCTATTGTGTCTTTGCCTGCTCCTATCAAGCCACATATTCCTATAATCATATTTCTAACTGTTTTGTTCCTGATCCAATTTTGCCCACAGGAAAACTATTAAAAGCCAAACTGATTCTTGCCACGTCAGCAGGTTGAGGATATACTGTGTGTTCTAACCAGGACGGAAACATCAATACGTCTCCTGGTTTAGGCATAACACCATAGTAGTCTGTGTTGTATTCGTTTTTGTTGTTTTCTTCATACGTAAGTTGAACATTTTGATGTGCAATATTTGTGTACAAATAAGGTTTCTCAAATATTATAGGTGCACAATCTGGTGTTGTTTCTATGTAGTACACACCACTTATTACACTGTTAGGATGTGAATGCTTGTATATTTGTTCGCCTTTGTTGTTCCTGTTAATCCAACTTGTTGTGATTCTAAACTCTTCTTTTATGCCTAGTACATCTTTTGTAAAATGTTTTAAACTTTTTTGTATATTTGCTTTCAGCGATTTTAATTGTGGAGTATCCAATAAATGCATACCTCTATTTTCTGGTGGCAAGTGGTCATCTGAATGATCTGTACCAACACTTTGTGGTGGGAAATCTAATTCTCTTATCCATGTTTTCTGCAATACATCCAATTCACCTATTGATGCTTTGTATAAAGGCACGGAGAATAATGGAATCATTTGATGTTGCATATCATACGATAATACAACAAAAATACTAATATGTCAATATGGAATTAACCAATTAAGAATGAATAACCTTGACCACCTGCAGTTTGAGTTTTGACTTCTAATTCAAGTCTATCCATTTCTGCCTGTGCTTCTTGTTTTAAAGTGTCACCATTTAATGAAGTGCCACCTTGTGGTCCTGCTATTGTGTTGAATTTACTTCTGGCTTCACCAAGCATAAACTTACATTTTGCCAAAGTGTAATCTTTAATCCATTTTTTTGCCAAATAATCTTTGAATAATTCTGTATCTGGTCTGTGCATATACACCATCATTAACACTTTTTCATTTGCTCTTGGTCTTTGTAGAATAGTCAATTTTTTTGTTGTTGTGTTCCATTTGAATTCAATAAATGAACCAAACATACGTCCTACTAGTTCTTGGTATTGTGAAAACATATTATAAGTTGCTACACCACCCATATTAGAACTGGCTAAAAGATATGTGTTTGTGTATGCTAAATTGAATGGTTCAAAGATTGTACCACCATCTCCACCACCCGATCTTGACCCAATTGATCTTCTGAATATTTGACGTACTTCTATTATTTCATTAGCAAGGGTGTAATCGTTGACATCATTTTCAAGGGGCAAAAATATGTAACTTTCTTCTACTGAATTGTCTGCTCTCTGTCTAAATCTGTCTAATGAATCCTGTAATGCTGTTTCGTAGTGTGAAGGATCCAGTTCTACATCTACCATTCCGCCACCTAGCGAATTGAATACGTAGTCAAATACCTCTTGTTTTTCTGTGGTTAAATTGCTCATTTATAATATCCTTACTGATATTTATCAGTAGTGACCATCCGATAAATATAACAGTATGCCTAGATTAAGTCTATATAAACCCGAAAAAGGTCATGATTACACGTTTTTAGATAAAACAGTAGCAGAAATGTTCACTGTTGGCGGTACTGATGTCTTTGTACACAAATACTTAGGACCTAAGAATCCAAGTGAGGATGACGCCACAGCCGCTCAACCTAGATATAACGCAGTAAAAGAAACCAACATTCAGGATATGTTGTTCCTAGAAAATAGGGATAGAAAGTATGACCCTGATGTGTATAAACTTCGTGGAATTTATAATGTTTCAGACATAGACTTTGATATGAGTCAATTTGGACTTTTCTTAGCCAATGACACATTGTTTATGACAATACCAATCACTTCAAGTGTAAAAACTTTAGGCAGAAAAATTATGCCTGGTGATGTATTTGAATTACCACACTTGAAAGACGAGTATGCATTAAATGATTTCCAAGTTGCACTAAAACGTTTTTATGTTGTAGAAGATATTAATAGAGCGGCAGAAGGTTTTTCACCTACTTGGTATCCACATCTTTATAGAGTAAAATTAAAACAAATTTACGACTCACAAGAATTTAAAGACATACTTGACTTACCTACAGAAGAAGGGTCTGCACAAAAATTACGTGATGTACTTTCTACATATGAACAAGAAATGCAAATTAATAATGCAGTGGTACAACAAGCAGAAGCAGATTCAGGCAAGTCAGGATATGATATTGCACATTTTTACACACTGCAAGTTGATGATAAAGGAAAACCTGAACTTGTTACAACTGATACAAGTACATTAGATGCATCCACGCAAAACACATTGGCTGATAGAGTCAATCAGACTCCAAGTAAAACTGGTTACGATGGTTACTTGCTAGGTGACGGACTTGCACCTAATGGTGAAGTATTTGGATTTGGAATAAGTTTCCCAACTGCCTCAGACAAAGGGGATTATTTTTTACGTACCGACTTTTTACCAAATAGATTGTTTAGATATGATGGTGGACGTTGGGTGAAAATGGAAGATAATATACGTCATACATTATCACAAACAGATACAAGAGCGACACAAAAAGGAACATTTATTAACAACACAAAAACTAGAAATGTTGGTGGCGAAACAGTTAAAGAAAGACAAAGTTTATCAAAAGCATTAAGACCTAAGGCGGATGAATAATGAAATTAAAAGAGTTATTTGGCATAGTTGGGATACCAATGGATCATACAGCAGGGCCACAAGGACTCAAAAAGGTAACTAAAAAATATATGGGAAAAGTAAGAACATATTACGCACCTAAAAGTAAAAAATTTAACGAGAAAAATAAAGAGAAAAAATAATGCAACATTTTTACGATGGACAAATTAGAAGATATATTACACAGTTAATTCGTCTATTGAGTAATTTTTCATACAAAGATGGTGATGGTGCTCTTAGACAAATACCAGTGATGTATGGAAATATTACAAGACAAGTTGCACACATCATAAGAGATAATTCTGAAAATAAATTACCTTCTGTTCCAAGAATGGCGGCATATGTACAAGGCTTAGAAATGGATAGAACAAGAATTGCAGACGCAAGTTTTGTTAGTAAAATACACATCAGAGAACGTGCATATGACAGTAATAACAAAGAATACTTAAACACACAAGGTAAAAATGTTACTGTAGAACGTTTAATGCCTACACCTTACACACTAACAATGAATGTTGATATGTGGACAAGTAACACAGAACAAAAATTACAAATCATGGAACAAATCATGATGTTGTTTAACCCTAGTTTAGAAATACAAACTACGGACAATTATGTAGACTGGACAAGTTTAAGTGTTGTTGAACTAACAAACATAACATTTGCTTCTAATACAATTCCAACAGGCACAGAAACAGAAATAGATGTTGCATCAATGACTTTCACAATGCCGATATACATCAGTCCACCTACAAAAGTTAAAAAGTTAGGAGTTATCACTCATATTATAACAAGTATATTCAACGAAAGAACAGGAAATATTGATTTAAGTGAAACAATGCCTGAACTAATGGCATATCAAGATGATTACGAAAAAAGTATTAAAGCAGATATTAGAGCAAGTGCAGACGGCACTATTGATTCAAGTGTTGCAACAAGAAAAGATACAAGTTCTGTACAAGGAACAACAGGCACACAATTTGATGTGTACGTGTTAAACAGTGTAGTACAAATTATAGATAAAGGTGTAATTGGTGGAATAGTATGGGACGGATATTTAAATGTAATTCCAAATTTCAAAACTGGATTAAGTCAAATATCTTTACATAGAGAAGGAATAGATGTTCCAGTAATTGGTACAGTTGCAGTCAACGAAACCAACCCTTTCCAACTTTTAGTAACTTGGGACGAAGACACTATTCCAACTGACACAATAATTGTTGGCCCAGTAGATACGAGAGGATCTGTAGACTTTATTGTTGATCCAACAACATACAATCCATCAAGTGTGAAACAAAATGGAAAAAGACTATTGTTATTAAAAGATATAGGCAGTGCTTCAAATGTTGATGGTGCAGATGCTTGGAAAGGCATCAGTAATATTGATTTGGTAGCAGGTGCTAATGACATTGTTGAATGGAATGGTACCAATTGGGAAATTATTTTTGATTCAAGTGCAAATCCTGATCCAGGTGACAGCACATTTATACCTTCATACATTACCAATTTAAAGACGGGTGTGCAATACAAATGGAATGGTAGTGAATGGTTATTATCGTTCGAAGGTGAATATCGAAAAGGCACTTGGAAGATCTCTTAGTCACATAATTAATTACATGAGCAGTAAAATAACCGGGTGTGGAGCACTCTTCTACACTTTAGACACACAACGTTTCTTGTTGTTGCATAGAACACAGAGTAAACAAAATCAAGTATGGGGATTAGTTGGTGGCACAACTACCAATGAAAATTTATGGGAAGGTCTCCAAAGAGAAATAAAAGAAGAAATTGGTGAACAAAAAATTGTAAAAAGAATACCCATGGAAACTTTTATTAGTAATGATGAAAACTTTTTGTATCATACATACATTTGCGTTGTTCAAAATGAATTTATTCCAAAATTAAACACAGAACACGATGGCTATGCTTGGGTAAGTTTTGGTCATTGGCCTAAACCTTTGCATCAAGGATTACGTAAAACTATCCAAAATAAAAATAATCAATTGAAATTGGATACAGTGTTCAAAATGTTAAAATTAATGCAATGATTAAAATAATTGGTGATGTAATGCTAGACTCCTGGATTGAAGGAGACTGCGATAGAGTCAGTCCTGAAGCACCAGTCATTGTACTCAAAGAAAAAACTAAAGACTTCAACGTTGGAGGGGCAGGAAACCTCGCTTTAAACCTGTCAAACTTGGGCACAGACACGTGGCTATATGGTGCCGTGGGCAAAGACATTGCCGGGCACAAAATCATTGAAATTTTACTGCAAAATAACATATCGTCACGTGTTTGCCAAGATGCAGAAATGACCACAACCAAAACAAGAATGGTGGGACAAAATGGTCAACATCTGTTAAGAGTAGACAAAGAACAGTCATATACCAAAAGCACAGTTGAAGATGAATTATTAAAAGACCTTGTAGATACTGACACAGTTTTAATCAGCGATTACAATAAAGGAGTTATACAAAAAGATACAGTGCAAAAAATTTTAACAAAATGTAAAAATGTTTATGTAGACCCAAAGCAAGGATTCAGTAGATATATTGGAGCATTTTTAATAAAACCAAACATGAAAGAATACGAGGCATGGTTTGGCAAATTCAACATAGAAATTGCACAAGATAGATGCAAATCAAATTTATGGACTTGGTTAATTGTAACTGACGGTGCAAATGGCATTCATGTGGTAAGCAAAGATTCTTACAAACACATAAAAGGTGATGCAATAGAAGTATCAGATGTTAGTGGTGCAGGTGATTCTGTACTTGCCATTATTGCTCATTACAGTCAGCACAAAGATATTCCTAGTGCTTGTGAACTGGCATACAAAGGTGCTCAGAAAATTGTACAAAAAAGAGGAGTATCTATTATTTCTAAAACAGATATTGAAGACACCATTGTATGGACAAATGGTGTGTTTGATATATTGCATAAAGGACATTTTGAATTATTAAAATTTGCAAAACAACAAGGGGATATTCTTATTGTTGGAATTAATTCTGATGCAAGTGTCAAAAGATTAAAAGGTGATGATAGACCATTTAACAATGCTATCATACGTGAACAACAATTATTACAATTACCTTGGGTAGATAAAGTTGTTGTGTTTGAAGAAGATACTCCGATAGAAGCAATTAAAAATAATGGACCAGATATTATAGTCAAAGGTGGAGATTATACTGTGGCAACAACAGTAGGAAATGAATTAGCAGATGTAAAAATCTTTCCAACAGTGCAAGGTTTTTCAACATCTAATATAGTGGACAAAGTTAATGAACAAAACAATAAAAAATAACAAAATTATAATTACAGATGCTTTGAGTAAAGAACAATTTCAAGGTATAAGTGACATAATGTTTAGTGACAAATTTCCTTGGTTTTATCAAGACCACTTGGTACATCCACACCAAGCAAACACAGATGAAAGATTGCAAATACAATTTGTACACAAATTTCACGAAGTAAGCAACATTGTAACAGGACCAGAACTATGGAATATGTTAATACCAATATTTACTGTGTTACAACCACATACTTTTTTACGTGTTAAAGCAAATAATATTCCTAGTCAGAGTGAAATTGTCACTCATGGTATGCATTGTGATGTAAGTGTGCCATTAAGTTACACAGCAATTTTTTATTGTAATACAAACAACGGATATACAGAATTTAAAGATGGCGATAAAGTTGGAAGTGTTGCAAACTCTATGGTTATATTTCCTAGTTATATGGAACACTCAGGTAGCACTTGTACAGATGCGAGATCAAGAGTAAACATCAATATCAATTATGTTGCACATCATACAGATCAATTAACAAAAGATATAGCGCCAAAAGGTTCAGAAGAAATTATAAAATTGTGGAGTAATACGTGAGAATTTGTTTAACAGGATATAAAGGATTTATAGGTAATCATTTAGGAATGCAATTAACTAAAGAAGGGCACGAAGTAATTGGCTTTCCTTGGCAAGGTGTAAATCATTTTCCTGATCCTTCTTTATATGATTGGGTTATTCATTTAGGAGCGATATCAAGCACCACTGAAAGAAACGTAGATAAAATTTTAAAACATAATCTAGAATACAGTATGAAACTTTTAGAAATGTGTGACACAATGGGTACAAATTTTCAATATGCCAGTTCGGCAAGTGTGTACGGTAACACTGGAAACTTCAAAGAAGATGGTGACGTGTATCCACTAAATGCTTATGCCTGGAGCAAATATATGTTTGACAGATTTGTGGAAAGCATAATGGGTGAATTCAAAGTTCTTGTGCAAGGTTTTAGATACTTTAATGTGTATGGAAACAATGAAGAAAGCAAAGGCGATCAAGCATCACCAATTACTAAATTTGCAAACCAAGCCAAAACAGGCAAAATAAAATTATTTGAAAACAGTGACAAATATCTAAGAGATTTTGTAAGTGTAAATGATGTGTGCGAAGTGCATGGCAAAATGCTTACAAAAGATGTGTCAGGAATTTTCAATATAGGTACAGGAGCACCTATTTCTTTTCAAAAAGTTGCTGATTTGGTTGCCAAAAAATACAATGCTGAAATAGAAATAGTACCAATGCCTGGAAAATTACAAGGACAATATCAGACCTACACCTCAGCAGATTTGACAGAATTAAATAAACATATACAACACAAATTTAAAACAGTTGAAGAATTTTTAAATGATTAATAAAGAAGGTAAAGTAGATAAATCTTGGGGTTACGAATTAATATTCTCTTCCAATGATCTGTATTGCGGAAAACTTTTAGTATTCACAAAAAAGAATGCTAAATTTTCTATGCATTTTCACAAAACAAAAGATGAAAGTTGGTTTGTTAATTCAGGTAGATTTTTATTAAGTTGGATTGATACGAAAGACGCAACACTTTACACAAAAGAATTAAAAGAAGGCGAAACATGGAGAAATTTGCCTCTCATGCCACATCAATTACAATGCATCACCGACTCCGGCAGTATTACTGAAGTTAGCACTGCTGATGATCCTGAAGATAATTATCGAATTATAAAAGGTGATAGCCAATTAAAACCTTTAGAAGAAAAATAAAATTACGCTTGTGCTTCTGACCAACGTAGTGTAACTGTTGATGAAACACCACCTGTACCTGCTGTTCTATAAACGTTGATTGCTAACACGTCTGGACCATTAGGGAACGTTCCTCGTCCACCTAGTGTTGTGTTTGTCAATACTTTGATCTTGTCAAGTGCCAAGTTTGCACGTTCACCCGGTACCGCAATGAATGAAAAGATTGTTTCACCTGGTTGTGCATATGGCGGTTGACCAAATACAAACGTTATGTTACTACCTGCTGTAATAGTTCCTGATGATGTCTGTGTAAACACCACTCTGTAGAAGTTTGTTGCACCAAATGTATCTAGTGGGTCAACTTGTGACACTGTTGTACCTGGTGGGAAATTAGCGTAAGCCGTATCAACTTCTGTACCACTTACTGCACCTGAAGCCTCCCAAGTTGTTTGATCCATGTACAAGAAGTTTGTACCTGTTAGGTCACCACCTAGTGCAAAGTCAACTGCTTGTCCACCTGATATACCTGTGTGTCTATTGTTAAATCTTACAAAGTAGTATGAGTTGTAGTCAATAATCTGTGTAACAACTGTACCTGATGGGAATTGTCCTGAAGTAACTGACATACCAACTCTTAAACCTTTACCTTCCCATTGTGCTTCAAGGAAGTATGCATAGTTTCTGTTACCACCTAAGTTGAACCAGTGGTTTGCTGTTGCAGTCATCTGTGCTTGAGTTGCCGCTGTTTGAGTAGTAGTTGATGCACCACCGTTCCAGTTAACTGAACCACCTGCCGCTATCTGACCAAAACTTGGCTGACCACCTTGGGCAACACCCGTTAAGTCCGCCCAACCAATATCTGCTGGATCAATTGGATAGTTTTGTGGATTCAATACACCTTGTACAACCAACTGACCTTGGTCACCTGTCGCCGCTTGGTTAGATGTTATTTCAATTCCGTCTAGTAGCAACTGTGCTCTGTTCAATAAGTCTCTGTCTCCTAGATCACCTGTCAATGCATTTGATACTGATGGTGCTAGTCTTAATAGGAATACAGTTTGTCTTGTTGTTGTTAAAGAAAGACCTGTCGCCGCGTAACTGAATAGGTATCCTCTATCTTCATCAAAGTTACCATCTGTTAGATATGCTGATCCCCAGTGTGATATGTTTGGAGATGCTGTGTTGGATATCAATACAACACCAGAATTTCTAAAGTGTGTACTTGCTGTACCACCTGTGTATGATCTTGTGGCACCAGAAGCAAAGTTTGTTAACTGTGCCGCACGTGTACAACCTGTTAATGTGTCACCAGACACACCTGTAAATGTAATAACTTCGTTATCAATGTAAACTGTTCCACCTGTTGTTGGGAAGAATGAAGCATCAACTAACGGCACAGTAGTTTGTACAGTAGTCATATCTGCTTCTAGTTTGCCATTTGGACCTTCATTTGTTACTTCGTAACGTACAGGTTGGTTACCTGTTCTCATAAATGCTTCTGTGTTAA